TTCACTCATTTGTCCTAGAGTGTCCATTCGTTCTCTTAATACTTCTGCATCTTTTAATTCTGTAAAGTGGTTGTCTGTTGCCCAATCGTATTGAATAAAATCTTTAATCTTATCAAACTCTTCTGAACTTACAATCTCTTTCAAAATTAATTGAGTTCTCAACATATCGTTGAATACTCTTGCAAATTTCTTTTGAAGTCTATTAGTAAACTTATTAAACTTCAATTCGTCTCTCGTAATCTCTGATGATTTACCCATGTTGAAACCATTATCTGATTCCATACGAGAGATAGGTACATTCAATGCACGATATAGTTTCTTTTTAAAGTATTCTATATCTGCAATGTCATCTAAATTCTGACCACCTGGAAGTGTAGATATCTCTGTTCCTCTACCACCTTCTCTTCTCGGTAACCAAAAGTCTTCCATCATTGACATGTGTTTTCTGTCGTCTTTGATTTCACCTGTCTGAGCATTATAAACAAGTTTATTTCTATACTTGTTCATTACATCTGACAAATACTGTTCTGCTTTTGCCTTTGGCAAGTTACCAACATCGATGTAGAAGATTCTTCTTTCTGGTGCTCTTGCTATCCTATAGATAACAAGTGCATCTTCTATCATTGACAACTGATTTGCAGTCTTCATTGCCTTATGTAGATACCCAACTACAACATTTTTAGTGTAGTCTAATAGACCTGAAGTAGTATAACATACTGCCTCTGGTGCAATCTTGACGGTGTTTCCTTCTCCAGAACCACTCTTGTCAAAACCTCTATCGTTGAAAAGATAAAACTCTTCAACCTTTGTAATCTTTTCAACATTCGTTTTACTGTCTCTGTCTTTCTCAATATTACGAACTTTCTTAATCTTTATAGGGTCAATATTCCTAATGTCGATGATACCTGCTTTAGGTCTTTTTGAGTCCACAACTTTATGAAAGTAGACTCTACCATCGATGTACCATTTTCTGAATAATTCATGAGAGTTCTGATTGAATCTCATTATGTTTAGGATGTGATAAAACTCGTCTTGCACCTTACTTTTGATGCTATCAGAGAGTTTTGCATCTCTGAGGTCGAGTGATACTATCCTATCCGAAGTATCAGAAGTAATACACTCATTTACTATATCTTCGATTGCTGAGTCACACTCAGGTATTAAAGATATTTCACGGTATCTTTTAATGAGTTCTGACTCATTTTTGACACCACCTTCCATGTCGATATATGACCCATAAGCACCACCTGTAATAAAACCACCTGGTTGGGTTTGTATAACTGGTGTGCCATCGTCATCGACTGGCGGTACGAAAGAGACTGCTTTTTTATCAATCTCTAACGCTCTTAACTCGTCTCTTTTACGAGTGATTTCGAACCCGAATATTTCCATACTATTATTTATAACACCCTTTTAGGTGCTAATTTCACTTATTAAACTACTCTTTCCCAATGGGAAAAAGCGAATACTGCATCAAAAGTCTCTATTGCATCACCTGAATCGTAATCTAGTGTGATAGGACCGATTGACTTAGGATACATGTTAAAAAATTCATATCTTGCTAGAACTCCGTCTGCTTTATCTAACTGTTCTACGAATGCTCTGTCAACTAGATAATCTAATGTTGCTGAACCTCTTGAATCAGAAGTTCCAGCAATCTCATTCATATGAGATTCTAAACCTGTTCTAACTTCAAAGTTAACATCATTAATTACGGTTACAGTCCAATCTTCGAAAACTCTGTCACCAGGTAATTTTAATGTATTACCCATATGTTTAACAGAGATATCTCCGAATGATGAACCTGGCATACTAGCAGCCTTAGCTAAAAACTCTATTTTGTTTCCTACTCTTGGGATAAAGACTTTGAATCGGTTAGCTCTTGGGCCGCCTCCGATTAAGTTTGCTTTAAATTGGTCTATTGTTGCCATTCTTTACTCTCCTTAAACTGCTGAATAGATTTCACTAAACTCTACACCACTTCTCGCAGCTACAAAGTTCAATGTAATAAAGTTAATTGAACGAGCAGGTTTTACAAAGATTGAACAAACGAATTCGTTTCTGTCAATAACTGTATCTGTATTATTTGTTTCGTCACAAATAACTGAGAAGTCTACTAATCCTCTTCTGTTTTTTACATCTCTTAGGAAAGGTTCAACAGCACTTCTAAATTGTGCTCTTGTAAATGCATCGTTGAACTCAAACAATTGTGCTTGAGCAGCCGCTGCTATTGCTTTCTCTAATACTATGAATAATCTTCTAACATTGATTCTATCGAATGCAGAAGGTGTTGTTAATGCTGTTTTGTCACCAAATAGTACAGTACCTTGTCCAGGGAATGTGACTATTGGATTAATTCTTGCACGATATAGGTCATCTCTACTTCCTTGTTTCGGATTGAAAGCAAGTTTAGTGATACCTAAGTATTGTCCTCTGCTGAATCCAGCAGGTGAGAACCATGGGTCTCTTAACAAGTCTGACCTTGCCATGATACCTGCAGTGTGTCCGTTACCTGGAACCCAACAATACTTGTCATTGAATCTATCGTAAGAATATACCCAACCTGAATCTAACACTGCATATGATGAAGATGTGACATTTGAAAAGTCTGCTTTAACATTTGCTACTTGTGTTGATTCTGAAGAAACATCAACGATTGATGTTTTTCTTGGTGAACATATGAACATGCAATCTTTTCTTGTTGTTGCAAGTAATATACCTTGATTCACTATTGTATTATGGTCTGCAACTGTATCTTGGTCGACACCACTTCCGTTATCAGTTCTTGTTGAACCACATATTAGGAATGAAATGTCCATTGTATCTGCATCTGAGAAATGTGTATCCCATGCACCATACTTTTGACCTGCAGTAGGACTTCTTCCGTCTACACCTGCAGATAGTGAACTGTTCAATGGTAATAATGGTCTTAAAAATGCAGCTGCAACTGATTGTGCATGAGTTCTATCTATTGTAGAACCATTAATGATTGTTGATTCATGACCTGACCACCATACCCATTCGGAATCTCTTGCAATTACATTCTTGTAGTAATTACTTCTTCCTGTTGAGTCTTTAGCGTCTGAAGCACAAGAAACATATCCGTGAGTCTCTAAGACTGCATTAGGTGTTCCTGATATTTCTCCATCTTCGTCTATGACAACGATGTGCATTTCATCTGCAGTTCCTGAAACCGCTGCTTGAGCTGCTGAAATACCTGGTGCAGAATCAAACAAGTTATGGAATTCCCAATATCTATCGATATTAGAACCACTTGATTGAGCTACTAATAAACCTGTGCCAGCTGGTTGATTCAATGCAACAATAGTTATAGATGTTCCGTCTGGTTTTGATATAACTCTGTAGAAGTTATTATCACCTTGGAACTGAACCTGGTCTCTTATGTTGAATACTGATGAATCGGCAACTGAAATTATAGTTTGTCCGACTGCTTCTGTTCCACCTACAGTGGTAACTGAGTCGTTATAATATGCGTTCGCTGACGCACATACGGAAACTTTGACTGAGTTTCCTAAAGAACCTGCATATCTCGCTACCCAATTTCCGACTGTGCCGGACTGAGTTCCACCTTTATAGGTGCTTTCGTACTCGCCATCATTCTTTAGTAGTTGAGATGCACCACCTGAAGCATTTGCTGATGCTAAAGATGTTGTGTTAATTCTAACTACTCTTAGTGATGAACCATACTTCAAGAATGCTTCTGCTGAATAAAAGTCTTCAGCTCCAGCATCGGTATTTGCAGGTGACGAAAACTCATCTATCAAACCCTTACTATCTGAAACTGTTTTTACTTCATCAACAGGTCCCCACTTAAATTGACCTGCAAAAGCACCAGTAGTGCTTGAAACTGCAGGCACAACATTTGTTAAGTCTATCTCTGAGACTTGAACTCCTGGTGATACTTGAAATGCCATACTTTTCTCCTGTTAATGTAAAAAGTGTTTACTAGATTATTTATAAGTTTAAATAACCCAATGAATGCTTCCATTTACATTCTATACATGTATTTAGTTAATCTAAAAACCATCTATCTCCATCAGCATCGACAAAGGATTCAGTATTGTTCTGTCCTGTATCGAATACACCTGCTGGTAATATATCGTCTTCTATTTGTTTTTGTTGTTCTGCGTATAATAGTTCTTTAACTTGTCTATCAGTTAAATGGTAAAAGTGTTCTGTTGTCACAAACCATGAGAATAACACTAGATTCATAACCATATCGTCATGAAACCCTCTATCTGCCTCAAAACTAGTACCTTTACTTATAAAAGTCATGAGTTCGGTGATACCTTCTCTATCACATATTGTCATTCGGTTCTCTTCTAATAACTCTTTTAATGTCGAACAACCTATTCTTTTAATTCTTTTAGTCATTGTCACACCGATATCTTCTGCTTTACTCATACCTTGAACAAAGACATTTGGATATTCTATATCATAATGTAGTTGTGTTGCAACCATTCCACCCTCTGCATTGTTCTCAATGATTACTAATGATTCATTATAGGGTGTAGTATACTTTGCAATTAGGTCTGGAAATAACATAGGAGATATCATATTATCTCTATAGGTACAAACCTGTCTGAATGGTTTCACTGATATATCCATAATAGTAAATGTAGAATAGTCTATTCCACGACCTTTGGAGACATCAACAGTAGTAATATATGTGTGTCCTTCTTTAGGTTTCTCATATACTTTAACACCATCTCTGTTCCAATCTGGTTCTTTTGCCATTAAACCCAATAATGTATTAGAATTTATAAGAGTATTACCTGTTCCTAAGAATGAGTTTCCATACTCTTGTTCAAATTGTGCTTCTGATGTGTTTGCAATAGTCTCTTTCTTCCATTCTTCATCTCTTCCTGGTACATCGAACCAGTTAATAAGAAAGTGTTTATATTCAGATTGTTTATGAACGGCACTTTCATATATCTTATAGAACATATTACCAACACCGTTTGCAGTAGATGTGATAATAACTTTCGAATCTTTACCAGATGTGACAACAGGATATGTTGCAGTATAGAATGTCTCTGCATCATCAACGAAGGCAAACTCATCAAGATACAAGAGGTTAATAGACAATCCACGGATACTGGAACTGGAAGTTGCCGCAGCGACTACTTTTGAGTCGTTTGCAAATTCTATGGACCCCTTGTTAAGTATTTTTACTCCAGGTTGTAGGAAAAAGGGAACACTTTCCAACATGGTTACCATTCTTGCAATCATTTCTCTTGCAATTGCACCTTTGTTTGCCAAAACAGCAACAGTGACTTCTGGATTAAAGAGTAAAAACCATAATAGATACGCACAAGATGTGATTGATTTACCACTCTGACGAGATGCAAGAACGATATTAAAACGATTTGAGTTGTAGTGTTCGATGAGTCTGTCTTGGTACCCACGAAGTTTAAAGGGTACCATACCCTCATCTAGTGATATAATTTGTGTATAGTTCTCAATAAAATGACAAGGGTCTTGTGAACATCTCACATACTCTTGCATTTCCTGGTCGGAATACTTAGTTTCAATACCTGACCTTTTGACTAAAGTGTTACCTAAGTAACCTTCGTTTTTAGGTTGTACCATGTTTTAAACCCCAATGAGATATAGGCAGATGATTTGATAATTCATGTTTGCCATCAAATGTAAAAATCCAACCCAAATAATTCCATGTTTCAATTGACTTGTAGTATGTTAAAAATTCCAAGTTTCCTTCCCATATTATCTTTTTATAATGAAAATTATTTCTATATATCAAATTTTCTTTTGTATCAGGATAGTAATCTTGTAAGAACTGTTTAGAATATTTGGAATGTTTATCATAACCTATATCTTCGTATTCACAAGTTGACTCTCCTCTGATATCTGATAGTTGTACTTTATTTGGATATAGTTTATCTATAAAGTTATGTTTTGTTGCGTATTCAACCAAGTCTAGTATGTGACCAACTTCGAGTTCTTTATCTCCTTCTTCATAGAAGTTTTTAAGGAATCTATTTTCATTCCACAACTCTGATGTCAACCATTCATGTAAATAGATATCACATTTAGGTAATTCTGTTTCAAGTAAATCACCATGAATGTACTCTACACTATCTCCTAGAATCTCTTTCATTCTATCGATAAGTTCACCTCTTCTTTCTAGTGCATAAACTTTCTTTGCACCATACTTGACAGCAAGATAACATAGTATGCCTGAACCAGCACCTAGGTCTATAACTATTTTATCTTTAACATTCTCTGATATCCAACTTTCATATGCTGAGTTTCTTTGAGAGTCGGTAAAACAATATGCGGTTTTAAAGAACCCCAAATCTTTTGGTGGTTTAATCATAATCTATTTGTTTTTCTTTAAGAACTTCTGTAATTCTGCAGTTGACCCAACATATAAATGATTGTGTTGGTCTCTAATTTTTTCATCATTGTCTTCAAGTTTTCTAAGTTTCTGTTGAACATCGAGAAGTTTCTCTGCAGTCTCACCAACTGTTTTGATTAATTGACCTGCAACTTCATATGCACGAGGATTCTCAGTCTCTTTACAGACATCTAAGATTCCTTCGATTGCATCTTGTCCTCTTTCAACAAGACCGTACAAGTTTTCTCTAGTGTATTTGTAATCAGTCTCAATGTTTTGAGACCTTTCTTTAGGAATTACCACTGCAGTGGTTTCTTTTTTAATCGAAGATTGAATGTCTAAAACATCATCTAGTTTTTTATCTATATCTTTTGGCATAATTAAGCATCACTTGTAAGGTCCTCTGAATATGTGGTAGAACCTCCGTCATCATAAAAATTCACTGTTTCTGCAACTACGAATGTATCACCTGGGTCTACTGAACCAACGAATAACAACTTCGTATTTGCATCAATAGTAATTGCATTACTCACTACTATTGATAATTTATTACTTGCAACCGATGTAATGGTAGGATTTGTTGTTAGGTTTGTACCAAACACTTCATCACTTGCACTTATCTTACTATTTATGGCACTTGGGAAAGTGACTGTGGTTGAGTTAGATACAGCATTTGCAACTTCATCAAAAGCAGGTTCGTAATGTTTAACTTCTTTTACAAGACCTGAACTTTGAATTTGTGTTGTAGTGAAACCAGCATTATCATCTGAGTTGATGTAATCTCTTTCAATAACATTTTTAATAATTTTACCAGTATAAACAGGACCGAAGAAGTATAATTTCATATCAAAGTCTAATGAATACTCAATGAATCTCCTTTCTTCAAATCCACTCTCATAGTTATCTTCGAATGCTACAGTTTTAAGTGTTATTGGTACATCTCTATAATCAGTCATAGAGTCAATCATTTTCATTGTGACTGTATACTCTGGTTGAAAATAGGGTATAATTTGTTCTACAATTTGTAGTGCATCGTTCATGTTCTTAGTCATAATACTAAGTTTAAAACCTAATGTATATGGTGCAGGATTATATTGAAATCCTCTATTAACACCATCTGATTCTAAGGAACTTTTCTGACTTCTAATTAACTTGTTTTGTTGTCTCGTTGCATCATATTCTATACTAGATAATTCAAACGCCATTCTAGGAAATGTCATACCTGTAATATTGCCATCTCGTTCTTTCGGGTCTACAGTTATTCTCTCTAACCATTTCTGTTTTGGACCATATGATATAGGAACTATCTGTTGACCTACAACAGTACCATCTGCTTTTATCTTTTTAAGAGTTATGTTATTGAATAATGTTCCAAAAATAGATACACTTCTTTTAATTGTTTCATTATAAAAATATGTACCGAACATTATGTGACCTCACCGAAAGGATTGGTTTCTGAGAAGTCTAGGTAACCATCTGCACTAGTCTCTAAGTCTGCATTATCGGCACCTGTACCATCATTCATTGTTAGAATATCTCTAATACTTGCAACTGTATAAGATGCATTGTTAACGGCACCAACTATCGTGTCACCAACCTGAATCGTTGTGGTGATGTCTTTAACTGTAAGTAGATGCGTAGATGCTTTCCAAGATGTTACCTCTCCAATGGTTGTACCACCAATGGATATTGATTCATTCGCTGCATAGTCACCTGAACCAGAAGAATTTAATGTTAATTGAATTGTATATGCTTGTTGGTCTTCAACGATATCAATTGCATCAATTTCTGTATCGAAGTCTTCTCCTGAGTATTCAAACAATGTACATTTGAGTTTGAAAACAAATAGTTTACCTATCTGATAGAAAGGATTTTGGTCTTCTACATATCTAATTTCAAACATAGAACCTGACATAGGAAAATATACCAAATCTCCTTCGTTAGGTCTAAGTGATGAAACTAAATTTGAATCTAATGATATGAATCTTTCCCAGGTTCTAAGTGAAAGTGTGAAGGTACATTCTTCTTGTGTTTGAATACCAAACTTAGAGAATAAATCCTCACCTTCAAACCCCTCAACATTATCCAAGTACATCTCTACTGAATAAGCATCTCCGAATTTTGATTGAACATCTTCTCCTAGAATAGAATCTTCTTCGACTATTTCTCTAGGCAGATAGTATGTTTCATGACCATAGAATCTAAGTGACTCAACAACTAAATCCTCGTATAGGTGTTGTTCAGTATTAACTGCATGGTTAAAAAATACATTTGTTGGCATAATATTATCCCATTAAGTCAATTGGCATCATATCAAAATTCAACCTTGACTCTTCTTCTAATCGTGTAATCTCTTCTTGTGCTTCAGTCTTCATCTGAGTTGCATCTAATGTCACACCACCTGGTAATGCAACACCTGAGAACTTAGATAAGTTTTCTCCCCATTGATACTTGACTAATGCAGTTGCATATTTCTTCAACCACATATCATTATATATGTCGGTAAAGTTTGTAGGGTCTATCTTTCTATAACATTCCACAATGATATACTCATCTGCACTTACATTTGAAGTGTCCATATCTAAGTATAGTCTGTTCTGATGAGTATTATATCTTATTGGTGTTTGTCCAACCAGTAAATCATCTAACATACTAATGTGTTGTTGAACCATTGAATAGTTTAGAATGCTTGTTGATGTTAAATCTTGCATATCATTAAGTCTCATTTGATATCTAAGGTCAAACATGTTTAAATTGTGTTTATCATTGAATGGGAATATGTTCATAACAGCAAGAACAAACTCTGGAAGAACGATATAATTCTGTTGTTCTTTAAATGAAGTGTTTGAATAATCGTGTGTTCCTGCAGGATTCGATGTCATACTTGTATCAGTCTTCATCTGAGTTAGATTAGAAGATGTAAGTTGATGTTTTAGATATGTTTTAATAGAACCATCGTAATGATACTCATGAAAGTATTGTAGTGCCTCATCTATTCTATCATCAAACTGGTCGTCATCAACATTGATTTCTAAAACAGGCGCACCAAGTCTTCTTTTGATGTATTCTTTGAAGGTTGCTTTGCTATTTGGTTTTGCCATAGTAATATTCCATTTTAAGGTCTACTACTATTTATACAGATTCTATTCTTGGAAATAGGTTTTACTCTGGAGTCTATCTATCTTCTCATCAATTCTTTGAAGTTGTCTAGCAAGTCTTTCCATGTCTTGTTCAATCTCTTGCCTGGTGACATAGTCTCTAGCAACCTCTTCTCGTGTTTTGTTAACTAGAATATCAAGTCTTTTCTGTTCTGAGAGAACTGACCTTACAAGAAACCCTAACGGTGCTAATACTACCGTTATAAGTATATTCCAAATTACATGTGCGTCGATTATTAATTCCATACAGTTATTTATGGAATATTACTGTTCTAAAGTCGACACCTGAAGAATTTTTCCATCTAAAGTTATATCAAATAGAGTTTCATCCCAACGGAAACCCTCAATTTCTTCTACTTTATTATCACCTTTGAATTTATAACCCATATTAAATGATATACTATATCTATCTCTATCTGTAGTATTTGGTTCGACCATGTGAGTTAAACCACTAGGAAAGATATACAACATTCCTGTCTTAGGTTGAAAGTGTTCGTTGTCATTGAATCTAGGAGAATTAGGAAAATCACCCATAACTCTTGATGTATCTGACATTGCAATAAAATCACCTTCATCACCTTGTGCATCTATGTAAAAAGCACCTGACATCCAACAACCATTGTGTTTATGTGGTTTGTTCCAAGCACCCTTATCATTGATATTTGCCCATGAGTTATGCATATCGACTACATGGCCTTTATGTCTTTCTAAACCCCAAAAAGGCCAAACCTCTTCATAGAGAGTGTCTTTTATACATGACATCAATTTCATAAATGCTGGATTGGTATCACAACCATCATTTGATTGCCAACCTGTATCTGCATTTGATATCTTTCTA